TACACACCAAGCTACAATGACCTGGGGCACAACGAAAATACGGAAAAATTCTTCGAACAGATGGACTATCTCGCACCTTCCCTGCTGAAAGTGCTGAAACCGGGCAGGATCTTTGCCTGCCATGTGAAGGACAGAGTGCTTTTCGGGAACGCGACCGGAACCGGAATGCCGACCATTGAGCCGTTTCACGCGCTGACGATTGCGCACTACATGAAACACGGCTTTCAGTACATCGGTATGATTACCGTTGTGACGGACGTGGTGCGGGAGAACAATCAGACATACCGGCTGGGCTGGACGGAACAGTGCAAGGACGGCTCCAAGATGGGCGTGGGATGCCCGGAATACATTCTGCTTTTCCGCAAACTGCCGTCTTCCACACTCAGCGCCTATGCGGACACGCCGGTCACGAAAACGAAAGAGGAATACACCAGGGCGCAATGGCAGCTCGACGCGCACGCCTATTGGCGGAGCAGCGGGGAGCGGCTGGTGAGCAAGGAAGAACTCTCGACCGTGCCGACGGACAAAATGCAAAAGGTCTACAGGAAATTCAGCCGGGAGAACATCTACAGTTATGAAGACCATGTGGCGCTGGCAAAACAGATGGACAAGGAAGGCCGCCTGCCCGCTACCTTCATGGTACTGGCCCCGGGAAGCTGGACGGATGAGGTGTGGGACGACATCAACCGGATGCGCACCTTGAACATGGATCAGAAATTGCACAATCGGCAGATGCACGTTTGCCCGCTGCAACTGGACATTGTGGAACGGCTGATTAACAGGTACAGCAATCCTGGGGACAGGGTGTTTGACCCCTTCGGCGGGATTATGACGGTGCCCTACATGGCGGTGAAAATGGGGCGCGACGGCTGGGCCAACGAGCTGAACGCGGACTATTTCAGGGACGGCATCGGCTACCTGAAAGAGGCGGACGCGGAGCGGGATGTGCCGACGCTGTTTGATTTGCTGGCGTAAGGAGGCCGCCGATGCCGAGTCTGAACGGACGGAAAATTGACGCAATGTGGCGGAAGTTTGGCGGCGGGCCGAGGGACACGCAGTGCCGGACGTGCGAGCACTGCGTGAAATACTCGCCCACCGACCGCCACTACTGGAAATGCCGGCTGTACGGCGTGACCGGCGGCGAGAGCACGGACTGGCGGCTGTACTGGCCCGCGTGCGGGATGTACAACCGGGAGCCGGTGGAGGATGTGCCGGTGATCGAGCAGCTGAAGCACCTGCCCAGGGCGTGGATCACGCGGCAGGAGATTGAGGGACAGATGACGATGGAGGAAGCAATCAATGGCGCGACCGAGTGATATGTGGGACTCTGCGCCCTACCCGCAAAACCTGATCGACGCGGTGTTCAACGTGAAGACCGACGAGCCCGACCCGGACGAGGTGTTTACCGAGGTGGTGCACCGGTGCGGAATGTGGGCGGATATCGCCTGCGCAATGCGGGCGGCGCGGCTGTCAGAGCGCGAGGGCCAGGTGATCGAGATGCGGTTTGTACAGGGCAAGACGCTGAAAGAGACCGGCGCGGCGCTGGGCATTCAGTCCGAGCGCACCCGGCAGATCGAGGCCAAGGCGCTGCGGAAGCTGAGATACGGCAACGCGCAGAAAATTCTGCGGGTCGGCATGGATCGGTATATCGCGGACTGGATAGAACAGATTCGCAAGACGGAGGCCGCAAAGGCGGATTCGGCGATTGCGGAGTTTCAGCGCTACTGGATTGAGGAGCACCCGGACGGGCACGAGGGGACGCCGGAGGACATCGCGCGGATCGACCGGCAGACCTGGGGCATGAGCATGACGGTGGAGGAGCTGGAATTGTCCGTGCGGGCGTACAACTGCATGAAGCGGGCGTCGCTCAACAACGTGGCCGAGATGGTGCACCTGGCGCACGAGAAGGGCATGGACGGATTTATGGGAATCCGCAACCTGGGCCGCAAGAGCGCGGAGGAGGTTATTCAGCGCGTGCGGGACAGGACGGGGATTGATCTGGAAAAGGAATGCGAGATGTGCCGTGCCGTGGAAATGCCGGAGGTGACAAATCGGCCATGACCCGTGAAGAATTTATGGCGCACGCGAGAGAGGAGATCGACCGGGCGTTTGCCGGGCAGCGCAACCGCATGATGAACCTGGTAGAGCAGGCATGGGCGGAGGGCAAGCACAACGCCGAGGTGGACGCGCTGACCGACGTGGTGACGGCGGCGATTGGGAAAATAAAACCGTATCCATGGGAGGACAGCAATGCCGAGACACCATGACGCGCCGTGGGTGGTGCTGGGAACCGGGGCGGCCAGGGGCGTGCACACAAAGCAGGGCGTTTTCGGGAAGGACAGGCGCACGGGGATGTGGGGCCTGTACATCTACGAGTACGACGAGGCGGCGGACAAGCGGACCGGGCTGTATCAGGTGATCTGGTTTGCGAACCAGCAGGCGGTGGCCGACCTGTGCGCGCTGCTGGCGGACGGGCTGACAAAATGGATGGAGGCGGAAAATGAAAAGACAGTACGTCGTGATATCGGAGATACCGAACAATGACATCTATACGGCAGTCGCCGTGTGCGACACGCTTGAAACGGCCTGCGGCGAGATGCTGCTGGAAGTGGCTGACTTCATGAAGAACAACCTGGAAAAGGACGGGAACGTAAGACAGTACTATCTGGGCAGCCTGGAAGAGATGGAAGGTGAAAACGGGTTTATGCTTTGCGGATATTTCTGCGACGAACCGGATATGTATGCGATCCGCGGCATGGCGCTGGAGTTGAACGAGGAGGGCGGCCATGCTTGACAAGGACGTGGAGACGCGGTTCCGGCAGGCGGTGGCAAACCTGCTGAAGCCGTATGACGACAAAATCAACTACCTGACCCGCGAGCATGAGAAGGACACGGTGCGGATCCGGGAGCTGGAGCACGAAAACCTGATCCTCACCGTGCACCACGAGGACAGCGGCCTGGAGCGGGACGCGGAGAAGAACTGCAAGTATGTGCTGATCGAGATCAAGGAAGGCCAGTTTGCGGGCCAGACGCGCACGGAGTGGATTTGCCCAATATGCCGCGCGTGCCTGGGGAACTGGGAGAAGTACTGCCCGAAGTGCGGGCAGCGGGTGAAAAGGGCGTATACGGAGGAGGACAGGATCAGTGATGGACAGGAGTAGAACCATCGGCGGCTGGATCAGCGTCAAGGACAGGTTGCCAACGGAAACGCACTCGATATTCTTTCCGTGGTACGGCAAACAGAAGTGGTCAAGCGCGATGTGGAAGGAACAGTCCGACAAGGTGATTGTGGCGGTGGCGTTCAAGGACGGCACAAGAATTGTCACGACAGGCGAAACGCATGACGGCGTTTGGCACACTTCCATCAGCAGAACGCTTGAACCGGAAGTCACGCATTGGATGCCGATGCCGGGACTGCCGGAGGAGGCCGACCATGCCGAAACGTGACAACCGGCTCTGGCGACCGGAGAACGCCGGGATTCAGGCCACGTTCTGCCTGTGCGAGGAGTGCGGCGAGATGTACGAGGCCGACCGGGAACACATCTGCCGGAGGAAGAACAGTTATCCGGCGAAGGAGGCTGAGAAATGACCAACCGTGAAAAGCTGCTTGACCTGCTGGACAGGCGCCTGCCGGAGAGCGACGAAACAGAGCTCAATTGCGGCGGGTGCGCGTACAGTGCGGACTGCCATTCCGGCGCGTCGGTATCGCTGCCGGCGCGGTGGGTGGAGGACGTGCGCAAGTTCCTGAAAAGCGAAAAGCCGCGCCTGCTCACGTTGGAGGAGATCAAGGCGCTGGCGGATTACACGATTGTTTACGAAGAGCACCGCTTCGACTGGAGCCGCTGCCCGCTGGAGGACTTCCGCGAGGACGGGGTGGACATTGAGCTTGTGCCTGTGGAAAAGGCGGGCGACCGGCTGACCGGTCTGAGCGGCTATGACGTGATTGATGAACAGATATTCGGACGTGATGAGGTCACAACCCGCGTCTGGCTGGGCAGGCCGACGGACGAACAGAGGGAGGCGGAACCGTGGAAATAATGAGCCTTGGCGACACCAGACAGGCGTTTCGGTGCTGCGTTCAGATACCGCCGGATTGCGAAAAGTGCCCTCAGCAGGGGCCGGGCTTTGGCATTGAATGCAGGAACAGCGTAAAAGTATCAGTCGCGCACTGGCTGGCGCTGGTAGAGAGAAAACCGCGTCTGCTGACCATCGAGGAAATGAAAACGCGGCCTTACGGATACGTGCTGATAGAAACGGACTATGACAGCGATCTGCTCCGCTGGGTGGACGGGCTGCTGTTCTGCGTCAATCAGAATTTCAGCTTTGACTTTATCACGCTGGAAGGCCGGGCGCGGTTCCTGGGCGATGAGTACGGCAAGACCTGGCGATGCTGGGACACCGGCCTTCGGGAATTGAAGGCGGCAAAGCCGGAAATGGAGGCGACACCATGGGAATGACGGAGAGATCGACACTCATCAACGGCCTGCGCCGGATCAGCGAATTAAAGGGCGTACTGCCGCAGAATGACCGGGCGCTGTGCAAAGAGGCCGCTGACCGGCTGGAGGCGGACGGCATGACACCGGCGCGGCGGGACGCGGTGCTGGAGGAAATCGCGCTGTACTTTTCAATATGCGCGAACAACGCAAGCAAGGGCTCAGAGGCGGAGCGGAAGTTCCACGGCTGGATGTGGGCGGTGGAGAGGACGAGGGAGGCGGAAACATGAGCAGGGTCAGGGGTAGAAATCTATCTAAATATCTGAGAGAGAAGTGCGAGTGCTGCGGGAGCGACAGAGGACTACAGGTACACCATCTCATACCGGTGGCGTGCGGCGGGCCTGACACTTATGACAATCTACGGACGCTTTGCGAAAGATGCCATGCAATCTTAACACCGTCAAACTTATTGATTAAGTTTGGAATGAGAAGAAAAAACGCACAGTATTACTTTTACAGGCATTTTGAGAAAATGCTTGATGACGGAACGTGGCCCGATTTTCAGGACGTATGTGACTATGTGGAAGAGAACATATTTCCGCTGATGGGGGCGGCGGGGCAATGTCCAGATTGTGAGGACGTGGACGAGGAGGACGAGTGGGAATGAAACTGGGAGGAATGAAACTGGGAGAATACAGATTTATCATTCAGACCAGCATTGAAATCAAAAGCATCACGGTACGCGAGCCGGAAAAGTGGGTGCACTGGCTGAACGAACAGATCAAGAACGCGGTGCTGGATGCGTACAGGAATGGTGAAAAAATGGAAGAGCTACTGGGCGTGAGTGAAGGTGTGATGTTCGTCGATCAGAAGGTGTACATGGAAACGGATGACGCGAACAAGGAGGGTAAACGGGCATGACGGGTGAATATTTTCTGCCGGTGAAGGTGACCGTGCGGGGCAGCGGGGACACGCGCAGAGCGGTGGACAGGCTGTGCAGGCGGATGATGGACATTCTGCGGGCTGAGACGGAGCACATGGAGCAGGAGACGGGCGAGAAGCTGTTTGTATCGGCGGAATGGAGCGCCTACGAGCGGGTAAAGAAAGATGGGACGGAGGGGGCGTAAATGCCGGTGGACATCTATGTGATCGCGGCGGCGGCCCTGTCCATGGCGGGGTGGATGGGCTTTATCATCTGCGACGCGGCCAACCGCAAGCTGCGGAAGCGGGAAGAAACGTACATTGACAACATCCGGCGGTTGGCCGGGCACACGGGCAGCCTTGACCTGGAATTGGACAACGCGGAGGAGACCATCGAGGAATTAAAGGCGCACATCGCCGCGCTTCAGGGGGATTTGCAGGAGAGCGAGGAGGCGCGGATTAAGGCGGATTCGGAGCGGGAACGGGTACAGCGCTTGCTGGACAGCTATTGCGAGCACATCCGGGCGCTGGAAAAGCGGCTGGCAGACTGGGAAAATTCGGCGGCACAGGAAATCATCAACGGATAGGGGGCCGGGGTATGTTTGAGATCAAGAGTATCAGCCGACTGGTGAAAGAGACGGACATGACGCGGGAGGAGGCGCGGCACTTTGACCGGGTGAACCATATGCGGCGGCTATCCGGGGCGGAGATGGAGGGCGTGATGATGGCGGTGGCCGCGTCGTATCTGCTGGACGTGGCGGCTACACGCCTGGGGGAGCTGGCGCGGGACAAGGGCATCGGCTGGATGAAGGCGGCGGTGGGCATGGTGAACAAGCTGGCGCGGCTTTTATCCACGGACATCTCGGTGGAGCAGAAGAAAATCATGCACGACAACCTGGCCGGGACGGTGGTCAACTTTACCGCCATGGAGAAGCCGGGCTACATGAACGTCAACGGCGACCGGCTGAAAATCATCTGTGACGAGGTGGTGGACGGGAAGTGCGCCTTCTGCATCCGGACGGTGAAGGAGGCGCGGAAATGCCCGCTGCGGGCGGCGCTGGACGGCGTGCCGGGCTGCAAGGAGCGGCGCGGTGGAAAGGACTTTCTGGGCGGCTGCCCCTACCAGGGGGCGGGCATGGACGCGGACATACTGACGGACAGTCTGGAGGCCGACGATGTGTAATTTTTGCGAGAGCGTGAAAATTCTGTTCTGCCACGCGGAGGGCGGATATCCGAACATTCCGCACAGGGAGGAGTACAGCGTGGAGCTGATGGTGACGGCCTGCGAGGAGGGCACCGGGCGCGTACTGCTGGAAAACGGCGCGGGGCGGTACGCGCTGAACTGGTGCCCGGTGTGCGGGGCGAACATGGCCCGGCGCTTTCGGCGGTGGAAGGCCGGGAGATAGTTGCGTTTTTCCGAATGTTCGCATATAATGCGCACAGAGAGGGCGCGTACATGGAGGTGGACAGGTGGCTGTTATCAGACTGAGCGAGCGGAGCGCGGCGCGGGAGATTCGGAACGCGGACGTATTCGCGCTGAAGGAGTACGAGGACGCAAAGCTGATGCTGGAGTGGAACCGGCGGCAGCGGGAGTATGCCCGCGACACGATGACCAACATCAGCGCCAGAATGGAGAACATTCCACACCCAAAGGGCGAGGTGAACGGCCTGGACGCGGCACTGGCGCGGCTGGCCGAGCTGGACGACGCCTTCGGGCGGGACGTGGCGGAGTACGTGCAGAAGACGCTGCGGGTGCGCAACATCATTCTGAAAATCCCGTATGACGAGATGCGCTCCTTCGCCATTGCCCGGTACGTGGAGAAAAAGAGCCGGGCGGAGGTGATGGCCTGCCTGAAAATCACCGAGTGGCAGTACAGGGAGATTTCAAAAATGCTGGAGGAGGCCCCCAGCATGGACGCGGTGAAGTGGCAGCGGCGCTACATCATGGGGAGTGATTCGGATGGCGCAGGACAGGAGCATATTTCGCTTTGACGTGAACGACATGAAGTGCCGGGAGACGCTGAAGCGGATCGAGGACTCGATGGAGCCGGAGATGTTTGTGAAGGTGATGCACGACGCGCTGATTACGACCGGGCGCAGCGTGAAAACCTTTGTGGGCCAGGCGGTGCCAAAACGCTACATGATTGGCCGCAACAAGGCCGAGAAGAGCGTGGGCAAGTATTACATGACCGGCGCGAAGGACGGCAAGGACTTGGGCCTGATTGTGCCGCTCCAGGCGAAAAAGCTGCTGATTGCCCGGGACGTGACGGCCAGCGGCGGGAGCACGCTGACCACGAGAATTAACCCGAAGACCGGCAAGAAAAAGCGGCGCGCAAAGCCGACCAGAATCCGCGCCAAGATCATGCGCAACGGCGGAAAGAGCGTCCTGCCGGAGATACTGAAAAATCAGGAGGCGGAGAACCCGTTCATCATCCGCGCGAAAAAGAAATCGAAAAAAATAGCGTTTGCACAGAAGACATACAATCACAAGAGAAAGGTGCGCGTGGTGGCGCTGGCGTCGCCGCAGATGGCGCTGAACGAGGCGCGGGCGGATCTGGAAAAGCTGATTGACGAGAAGCTGGGAAGTGAAGCGGATCGCCAGGCGGAGCGCTACATGGACAAGAATTTCAAGTGACGGCGGGAGATAGAAATGGAGATTGCCCTGTCCGTAAAGGAGCTGGCGGAGCTGGCCGGGTACACACAGCAGCAAATCCGGAACATTGACAGGAAACTGCCGGAGGACAAGAAACTGCTGAAAAAAGTGTCTGGCGCGAAGTACGACCTGGCGACCTTTGTGCAGCGGTGGGTGGACTACATCACGGCGCGGCTGGAGGCCAGAATGGGGGCCGACCTGGAGAGCGTGAAGGCGCAGCACGAGGCGGTGAAAATGCGCAAGACGGAGCTTCAGGTGGCGGAGATGGAGGGCACCATGGTAGACGTGCGGGAGGTGCGCAGGGCGTGGGGCGACGTGATTTACAGCGCCTCGCAGAATTTGCAGCGCCTCCCGTTCCGCCTGGCCCCGCGCCTTTTGATGATGGACAATCAGGAGGAGATTCACGCGATCCTGGCCGACGAAATCAGAATGACGCTCAACGACATTGCGGACACGCCCCTGCCTGCCGCGCACAGGCGGCGGACAGAGGCGGACGACGGGGAGGAGGACGAGGAGGAATGACCGCGCTCCAGCGGGACAGCCGCGCCATGGACGCGCTGATTCGGTTTGCCTACAGCGCCTTTCGCCCGCCGAAAAAGCAGAAGGTGTCCGAGTGGGCGGATGAAAACCGGTGGCTGGTATCGCAGTCTTCCAGCGAGGCGGGCCGGTGGCGGTCGAGCCGGGCGCCCTACCAGATTGAGATGATGGACAGCTTCAACGATGCGCGGGTGTGGAAAATCGTTATCAAGAGTTCGTCGCAGGTGGGCAAGAGCGAGGTAGAGCTGAACATGATCGGCTGGGTGATCGACAACGACCCGGGGCCGATTTTGTATGTGCAGCCGTCGGAGGACATTGCGGAGGACTACTCCAAACGGCGAATCGCGCCGATGATCGAGGCCGCGCCCACCCTGCGGGGGAAGGTGAGCGAGGCCAAGGGGCGGGACAGCAACAACACCATCCTGATGAAGACGTTTCCGGGCGGGTCGCTGGCGCTGACCGGCGCGAACAGCCCGCGCAAGCTGGCATCAAAGCCGGTGCGGTACATCTTTATGGACGAGGTGGACGGCTTTCCGAAAACCAGCGGCAGCGAGGGCGACCCCATCATGCTGGCCAACCGACGGACGGAGACCTTTCGCCACAACCGTAAAATCGTGATGACATCCAGCCCCACCATACGCGGGGAGAGCCCGATTGAGGAGGGCTATCTGGAGGGGACGCAGGAGGAGTGGCACACACAGTGCCCAAACTGCAAGGCGTGGCGGTT